TGGAAGTCCTCTTGATGTATTTAAATATAGTGGTTCTCGTTTCTTTAATGATCCAAGATTTAGTCAAATGAACGCAAAGAGAATTATTCATGCAGAAAGTGGCGGTCGTTTCCTTTCGGGAGCGGGTATAAAAGATATTTTTAGGAGAAGCAATCCAGTGAGTATGTTCAAACGACCTCCTGCAATGGGCGGCACCCTGCTTGCAGGGGGCAAGGATATTGCTCTTCAATTTGCAGACCAACTTGATGCCTCTCTTAATGCAGTTTTAAAATCATCAAGCAGTGAGGTTGATAAAATAACAACTGCTATGAAGAAAATTATTACCCATAATACTTTAGATAAGGGTCAAAAGACGGTTGGAAAAAAGACTTTAGCATTTCTTCAGGGTGCTGTTCTTTTACCAGACGAACAAATTAATGCAGCAATGCAGGCAGCTATAACGGATATTACTAGAAGATTCAAAGGTGGAACTGCGGCGGGCTTGGCTGGTCCTGGATCAAGAGCTCAATCACCAAGATCTCTCGCAGCTTTCTATGAAAGACTGCGCCTAGGATTGTCTGGTAAAGATGCAAAAGGTGAGAAAACAAAAGTTGTAGGTGTTACTGAAGCTTTTTTTGGTCCAAAATTCAGAACGCTTTTTAATAAGAACTCAGGATTTAGTGATGCAGCAGGAGTTGAAAATAATCTAAAAGTGCTTTTTGCAAATGTACTGAAGGACTCCGTGGTGGGGTTGGGTAGTGGCGAAGAATCGCTTTCTGATCTTGAAACGGGGAGAAGAGAGGCAGGAAGTGTTTTGCAGCCTGGGCGGGGAAGGCAAAGATCTACAAGAGGTGGTGTACAGGCAAGCAAGAAACGGGCGGCTACAAAAAGTAAAGGTGTTAAGACATTAGTTGCAGAAGCAGTTGGGGGTGTTAATCAAGAATTAACTGATTCAGCCAATGTATTAAAACAACAAATAAATGAAAGCCTCCTTTCTGAGCTACACGATGAAACACAGGCAATGAAAGTATCCATCGTTGAACCAATTGGTCAGTTCCAGCAAGATGTGGCTAATTCTTTGGATGAGGGTGTGAGAGTAATAACTGGTGATGTGAAGGGTATTGATGTCCCCAATGTAGACGGTATCAGCGATACAATTATCGCCCAAGTTGGTGAAGCGCAAAATCAAATTGATGATGCTGTTGACGGTGCTGTTAAAGCAATACCTAATAAGGCAAAAGGTCCAAAACCACTTACCAAAGCGGCGCAAGACAAATTAGATAGTGCAAGAAGAGGGATTGATTCTTCAACAAGACGGGCATCTGAAATTCTTAAAGTTACAACACCAGATGCTATACAAAAGAAAGCCCCGATAAGGATTAAGGAACTTAAAGAATTAATAGCAAGGGAAGAAAAACAACTCGCTGACACCATTGCTGCTTTCAAGACTACACATCCTCATAGGACAGAAAAAGAAATAGGTAAGTATTCAAGTGTCAAGTCAAGCAATCAAAGGTTGAATGCATTTAAAAAAGACCTTAATGCTTTGGAAAAATATATAAATCAATCTTTATTAATTGAGCAAGAAAAAGCAAGGTTGCTGGATGTATCTAGGGCAAAGACAGATATTTTGCCAGAAACAGGGACAGGTACAACTGGTCCTGGTGCTCCCCCACCTGAAGGTAAAGAAGAGAAGCCAGGAACAGGAAGAAGGAGATGGAGTAAAAGGAGAACTGGAGGAACCCCTGTTGGCGGATCCGATGGTGATGGAAAGATTTTCAATATTGATAAGATTGGTCATAGGTTCCAAGGACCGAACATCTTTTCAAAAAATATCTTTGATGCGAACTTAAAAGATATTATTCCAAATTTTGATGATTTAATGGTAACAGCGGGTGTAGCAGTTGCAGTAGGAGGAGAAACAGCAGGTGTAGCACTTGCCGATGGTGCCGCAGCAGTAACTGCCGCTTCGGTTGCGCTTAAGCAAAGTACAGTTTCAAAAGCTTTGTTTGGTAACAAAGCTTTAAGAGGGCAATTTGCCGAGGGGCAGAAGAAAGATGTAATTGAAAGCCTCTTTGGCTCCAAGATGAAGAAGAAGAATATAATTCCTGAATATGTTACTAATAAATTAGAAGATGGAACTGAAAGCACAGTTTTGAGTTCTGCTACGAGGAGAAGATCACTTCTTCCTTTTGGAAAGATTCCAATTGGATTGCCGATCAAGCAGGATCTTGCAGATGTAGATAAGCTTTTGACAAAAGGTGTTATCCCGAACTTTACAAGATTAAAGAAAATCTTAACTGGGGCACTTGGTAAAACTTGGCTATTTGCTTTGTCTGGTGGTTTATCTGTTCTTATTGGTCCATTAACAAAAGTGTTAAAGAATTTTGGCGGGTTGAAGCAAGTACTTTCTGGCACTGCAACTGCATTTGTTGATGCTAAAAAAGGGATCGCAGGTATTACTGCTGCAGCTGGGCAAGTAACATCAAATGTATTTGGTGGTATTCAGAAGGCGGCTACAGTTGGATTAAATATTTTTGCTAAAATGGCTAGCGCTGTCCTCTTAATTGGTACAGGTTTGTTGATCGTAGTGCCAGTTATTGGAATCCTTATTGCATTGTATGGAATGTTCAAGTCAGCAAACGGAAGACTGGCAGGAGCGGCTACAGCGCTCAAGGAAGCATTCAAAGCGTTAGTTGATGGCGCAAAAGCATTGTTTGTCCCAGTTAGAGATTTAATCTTTGTCTTTACTGGAGCTGATAAGCAAATGGGTGGATTGACCAGTGAAGGTCAAAAGAATGCAGCTTTCTTTACAATAATATCTAATGCTATTAAGAAAGCTACAACGGCGTTTAAAGAATGGGCTGAAACGATTGGTGCTGCATTTGTTAACAATACAGTTGTCCCTCAAATTACAAGAATTATTAACAAATTTATTTTGCTGGGTAGTGCAATTAAAGATTTCTCCAGCGGTGACAAAACTTCTGGTATGTCTAAATTGAAAGCAATGATGCTTAGCTTTGCATACGATATTGTTAATATTGTCAGAATTATTACAAAAGGTTTAATTAATGGATTTACTTATGCAGTTCCTGTAATTATTCAAGTGATGCAGGGTCTCTTAAAGTTGTTGGCGCAAATGGTATTAGATGCCATGAAGGAAGTAGCGAATAATTTAGTAGTTGGTGCAGTTCGTGGGTTTGTTGGTGGAATTCCAGGTGGGGATGCTGTGCTTAAAGCAAACGATTATATATATAATTCCGCTGTTGGTATTACTTCAAAATCAGATAAAACACCTGCTAGCTCATTAGAAAACCTTGCTGTACCAGTGGTAATACCAAAATCTACTGGTAAAGAAATAGAGAAAACTATTGAACCGAAGTTAACAAAAGCTCAGCAACAAACTGAAGGGTTTGTACAATCCTTGATGGGTATCCTTAGAGGCGCGGGTGTTGGGATTGATAATGCATTCCTAAAGATGCTGGGTGATATAGATAAAAAATATACTGATGTATTAAGTTCAACAAATATTAAAGTTAACGGAATAAATGTACCAATTGTTATAGACAAAAAATCTGATAAAAATGTAATTGATCAGATTGCCTATATAGCGAAAAAATCAGCAGATGCTGCGACTTCCGCTGGTGAATCGTTGGGCAGTCAAATTAATAATGGGATTAAATCAAAAGTTGCTGAAATAAAAGATACACTGAAAGGTGCTTTCTATAGCAATGTTGATACAAAATTTGATGACATTGCATCTCAATATACAGATGCTCTTGAGAAACAAAAAGAGCAGCAACTTAAAGCTTATGACGATCAGATTGCTGCTATTGATGAATTGGCTGCAGCAGAAGAAAGGCTTACGGAGCAAAAAGAATATGAAACGAGAAGAAGAGAAATCATTGATAAGAGACAATCTGATCATGAAAATTATTCAGTTGAAAGAAGACTGGCGGTGTATGAGGGAAGAACCTTTGATATTAGAAGGCTTGATAGAGAAGAACTAGCATCAAAAGATGAGTCTAACAAGGCTCTTACGGATCTTGATACCAGCAGATTAAAGACTCTTCAATCTTTCCAGAGGGATCTCGCTAAGAAGGCTATTGCTAATCAAAAAGATTTGGCAGAGAAAGAGTTTGATGTAATCCTTAAGACTTTTGAAGATTTCCTAAAGGGAGTTAAGAATAAGTCTTATTCAACACAAGAAGAATTTGCTGCGGCTTTGAAAACTGTTTCTGATAAAGGACTCGCTACTTCGTTAGCGCTAGGTACTGCATTTGAAACTAACATAGGTAAACTACCTGCTGCTATTGCAGCGGTAAAAGATCCTGCCCTTGCAATGTTCTCTGGCACAATGGATGCTTTAATTGCTGAAGCCAGCACTTCTTTTGGAGTAAATACGGGTGTAAAAGATCCAAATTCTATACTTGGGTCAGTTGGGCTGCTAGTCGCAGGAACGGAACAAGGGTTTAAAGATGCATTTAGTACAACATTTGCTCCACTATATGTACAACCAGCTGTTGATGCAATTGTTGCAATTACTGGATCTTTGTCTAAAGAAGGTGATCCAAATAATATTAAAGATATTTGGAAGAAGGCGGGTAAGGATGCTTTTGAAGCGATAGCTGCAGAACTGGATAGAACTATTCAATGGGAGAAAATATTTAAGAGCTTTGATGATTTGTTTATTGGTTTGAAACCAAAAATTGATAAAGTTGTAAAATTGGCTGTAGCAGCGCAAAATGCTTTAGCAAATGTTGGCGGTCAAACTGCTGCGCCAGCACAGTTGGATGATGCAACTATGAAGGATTTTCAACAAACAGTTTTAAGCGCTGCGGGTGGATATGGCGGTGGTAAAGTTACCTTCAGTAAAGTTGAATTGGGAATAATGGCAACCCGAGTAACAGAGTTCATTGGTTCTCACATTTCGGAAGGCTCTGCTGGAATACTTAAATCTGCAGCAAAACCAGGTTCGGGGCTAAGTACTACGGAACAAGGGATTTTGAAGTTGGCATTACCTCTTTTAAAAATTGCAGAGGGGGCTCTTTCTTTAACAGCAAATCCTCTTGGTTATAATTATGATTATTTGCGTCCAATCGCTGGCGCATACGGTCTCGGTGGGCATCTTCCTTACAACACTGGCGGATATCTTAAAGCCCCAGCATCGCAAGGAATTCCCGCATTGCTTCATGGCGGCGAATATATCATTAATCATAAAGCCGTTGAAAGATTTGGAAAAGGCAATTTAGAAAGAATTAATAATTTAAAGAACGGTGGTAATTTCAGAGGTTTTGCTTCTGGTGGTTATATGACAGTACCTGGTTTTGCAAATGGCGGTTATATGACAATCCCAGGTTTTGCAAAGGGTGGTGCAGTAAGAAGGAATGAAAGTAATAAACCAAAAGCAACTGATTCTAATAAAATTAATAATGGAATGAAATTGTTTACTAATTCCAAAGGTCAATCTTATTATGTTCCAGACACTAAGGTAAGGTCTGGCGCTAAGAGTGGAATGATTTTACACCCATTGGATTGGCAGGCGATTGCTGTATCCGAGAACGGTCAAAATTGGGAAGATAGTTTAGGTAAAGTTAGCAGAACAGATAAGGGTGTTTTCGTTGGTGCTCTTAATATTGAAAGATCAAATTGGAAACGATTTAGTCAAGGTAAGTTTGGTAATTTTAATGATCCTTTAAATCCTCCATCTTTTGAAAATCAAATCAAAGTAGCGGAAATTATGTACAAAGGTCTGGCATCAGACCCAACCGCATGGGGTCGTGCTCCAAAGTATCTTGACGGGTTTGAAGGGGTTAGATTAGGCAGAGTTAGTTTCCCAAAACTTTCTGAACTTAAAGTATATGATAGGGTGAAAGCGCAAGGTTTGGCAAAGGGCGGTCTTGTAAGGAAATATGGAAGTGCAGACGCAATGGACAGGGCAAGTGCATCTCCGAAGTTTATTGGTCCACCAGCACCAGTTGTTAAGCCTCCACCAGCACCAGTTGTTAAGCCAACGAAGCAGGGTGTGCTTGGTAAAATTGGTGGTTTCTTAAGTAAGTCGGTTACAGATGTTGTTCAATCGTTTGCTAAAGTCGGCAGTGGTGGGCTTAATATTGCTTCAGCGCTTATTGAATCACCACTTGCTTTAATTGATAAGAGATTAAGTTTTAACCCGATTAAGAATTTACAGAATAGAACTCAAGACCAATTAGATAATGGTATCAATTATATTCGTGGTATTAATAAACTTACTGGTCTCAATATTGCTGGCGGGAAAACTGGCGGGCTTGGACAAATTGCTAATAATAAGATGGTAAATATGGGTGACGCATTTAATGTTGCGACAACATTACTTGGACCACAAATCAATGCTGGAATGTCAGCTCTCGGAAGACCGCTTGCCCGTGCAGTAGTGGGGAGAATGGGGCTTTCTGAATCAGGAATGACTCTTGGTGAAATAATGAAACCAGGGGTTACACTGGCAAGAAAGGTTGGGCTAAATAGTCTTTTCCCTAAATATCTACCTACCAAGCAAGAGTATGTAGCGGCAAAAGCATATACACAAGGAGTTGGGGCAAAGTTAAACCAGTATACCTCGGGCTATTCTGATTCTGAGTACAGAGAAGCATATGAAGTATTTAGACTAACAAAGAAATCTCAAGAATATAAATATGCTGCGGCACAGATTAATAATTATAAAAAAATGCCAAAAATACTTGATAAGATAGAGAAATATGTTGCACTGTCAGGTCTTGGCGAACCAGTTCGTAGAATGCTTGAATATATCCCAGGAATTAAGAGTCCAAATCAAAACCCATTAAAAGATACCTCAGAAAGTCAGGAATATAAATTCTTAAGCGGTGTCCCTTATAAGCCAGATTTTTCAGGTACATATGAAAATGAATCACTTCGTAAATTTGTAAAATTAAATAATTTATCTGAAATATTAGCTTACCATAAATATACAGCAACATTTGTAGATACTCTCCCCTCCCATGCAACTGTAATGAAGAAAGCAATAAAACCAGCGGCTAATGCTTGGGCTAAGGCATTAGGTCTGAAAGTAAATGTTGTAAAAGGTCCAGTGTTGCCTGTAGATGCAGACTATAAGTTGCATCACACAATAGCAGATAGCTACTCATCTGCTAAAGATGGAATGGGAATAACCGTCTACCCATATAGCGAAGATGATGGTTCTTCTGCACACGCAAGTGCACTTAGATTTCCTGATAATGATGAATACATTACAGGTCGTCCAAGATTTACAACAGGGCTTGGCGTAAATATGTTTGGACAAAGGTATGGTCTAGATATCCTTGATAAATTCTTTACTTTGATACCTGGCGGAGTTGATTCCGTTGGTGCAAAAGTCGCAGAATTAATAGGGAGGATACCGTCACCAGACTTCCTCAGCTGGACTGTAGAAGATCCATTAAATGATGCAACGAGTGAAATAGGAGTTATCCCAATGCTATCTGAGCTTACGGGAGCGATTTTTGATCCTATGGGTGGTGCAGTGCAATTACTAATGCATGAATTGGGTCATGTTTTTAATCTTGATCATCCACATGAATATGACCCAGAGTTTAAGCTTAGAAACAAATCAATAATGTCATATGAAGCTCCTTTTTCTAACAGAAAATTGCTTCCAGGTGATATTGCTGGGGTAAGAGCTATGCTTGATATAAAATCAGAATCTACACCTATAAATATTCCTGGTTTTAAAAAGGGTGGCTATATGCCAAAATTCAAGAAAGGCGGATATGTTAACTTTAAAGAAGGCGGAGAGGTTCTTTCTGTTCTTCACGGTGGGGAATATGTTCTTAACGCCGAGGCTGTAAAGAAGTATGGCTTAGCCCATATTGAAGCAATGAACAAAAAGAGACTTAATAGGGCTAAGCCTAAAGAACCAGACTCCAGTATCATGCCGATTGATCCTCGGTTTGGAAAACCAGACTTTAGTATCATGCCTATTGACCCTAAGTTTGGAAAACCAGACTTTAGCATAATGCCTATCATGCCTAAGCCTGACCCTAAGCTTGGAGAACCAAGGAAGTGGATCATGCTTATTGAAGCAATGAACCAAATGAAGTTTAATGTACCAAGTGCGGGATTCTCAGTACCACAGTCATCTTTCAGCGGTAATCTTGCTGGTGGAATGACAACATCTACACAGAATGTAAACATCTATGTAGATAACTTCATTGGTGAGCCTGAGTGGTTTAACTCAATGATGAAAGATTATAACACAACAGTTCTTCCCCGAAATCAAAAAGCGGCTGGTCTTGAGAGTAGAGTGATTAGTACCTACAGTGGATTAAATAGGGGGAACTAATGTATCTATACAAACTTCTCACTATTAATGGAACAGAAGTAACTGAACACGGTAGAAAAATAAAGATTGATGAAGAAATTGCTGCTAATGATATAGATTTGGCAAGCGGTCATAGAAGAAGATATTATTCAAATAATAAACAAAAGTTTGACATATCGTGGACTTGGCTTCCAGACTTGGCTACGCACACCGTAGACAGCAGGGGCGGTAGGGCTTTTCTAAATAGCTTGATTAATGCAACTTCTTCCGTTTTGGTCGGGATTGAACTATCACCAGGAGAAGGTTATACCGAATATGATTGTTTTATAGATTCATATTCTGAATCTCTTGTAAGAAGAGATCCATCTTCAAAATGTTCTTATTATGACATATCTTTGTCTTTGGTGGAAGCGTAATGGCAGACAGTCTCTATAGTTTTAGCGAACCTCTTAATAGCGGTGTAGATTTCTTTACTGCTGACGATGTTGAAGCAGTATCTATTGCGATAGGTGGTGATGTTAGCGTTACAGTTAATGCAATAAGATTGTTAGATATTTCAGCAAATTCGTCTGCTGATACAACGGCAACAGTTGCCGCTACAAGAATGGTTCTTGCTTCGGCAAATATTTCTGATCTACTCTCAGCAACTGCAACCGTTGGCACAAATATTAGAGAGGGGGCATTAATTGTTATTAGTGCAACTTCATCACTAACTGCGTCAAGTACAAAAATAGCATATGCTTCATCTGCAATAAATTGCACAACAAGTATTACGGCGTTAGCAGTAAAAACAGCACTGGCTGCATCTGTGGTAAACTCGGCGGCTTCAATTGTCACATCTATTGTAAAAACAGCTTTTGGCGCTACTAATGTCATTTTGTCTTCTAATTTATCCGCAATACCAAGGAAGATAGTCTTTGCGTCTACTGCGTTAAGTTCAAATGTATCGTTGTCAGTTGCTGGTAAATTAATTCTAGTAACAATAAAAATTGCTATTCAAAATATGGGTTCAATTTCGGCAAAAGCAATTAAATTTGCTGTTAATGGTATTGTTGATAGTTCAATAATTCGCACCTTTATGTTGATTGATGATAAACCAATTACTAATCATAATAGGAAATTTGAATCTGCTCTTGAACCTATTTTTGTTGAAAATAAAAATTGGGCTAATTCTAGAGGTAGGTATTATAAGTCCTCAGCAAGATCGGGCAGGAAAACATTTAGCCTGTCTTGGTCGTGGTTGCCGAACTCCCAAGAATTCACCGTTGACGGGAAAAAGGGTAGGGATTATATTAAAGAAATAGCTTCGGATCCAAGTCATCATGTTCTAAAAATAGTTAATTTAGATGAGTCTGGAGTGACTCCACCAACAGAAACAAGTTATAATGTATTAGTGAAAGATTATAATGAAACATTAACAAGACGGGATTTAAGCAATGATGTTTATTTCTGGGATTGTTCAATGACATTAGAGGAAGTTTAATATGTTAGATACTGGATTGTATGGAAAAGCAATTTCCAATACTTTTATTTCTAAAACAACAGACATATCTCAAAGAATTAAACCATTAATATTAATAGATTTCCTAGACAGTAGGCATGTTCTTAAATATAATGGAGCCGACATTGCATCAAGCAACTCGGCATTTACAACTCCATCAACCGAGACCATCAACTCAGAAGTAAGTGGGATGCTCCTCAGAACCGCTAGATCGCCATCTGTTACTTACCGTTCATTGAGCGCCAATGAGGTATCTTTTAACAAGAAAAACAGATCGGACTATTATTTTACTCCAAATGAATCAATTAATGGGATAGAACGCCAGTCATTTACATGGGGTGTGTGCGATGCAAAAGACAAGTTTGGAAAAACAATTACTGCCAATGGAGAATGGCATGCGTTACCATCTTCAAAAGATGATAATTATGAGTTTGGCTTTATCTCCAATACAAAAAGCACAAGTTCCTTGCATGCAACTAGGTCTGGTTATGAGTTTGCTTCCCCAGTTATCATTGAATATAATTTTACGGAAAGAAAATGTAATGTATTAAAAGTAATAACATCAGAATATAATGGTCAAATTAAAGCTTATAATATAAAAGCTTATGTTAATACATCAACTATTGTTTTAAATGTTGATGGTGAAATACCTACTGATAGTTATTATAATACTCATTATTTAGATAATGAAAATATAAATAGAATTACATTAACAATTTATACAACAAAAAATGCACTAGACCGAGCAAGGGTTAATGAAGTATGCCCAATCTATCAGGTGGATATAACAGACTATGTGATTGATTTTAGCGTTAGCAAGGTTCGTGATGTTCACGAAACAAGTTTGCCGATTGCTGGTGGTGGTTCTTCAACTTGTAATTTAAATTTAGATAATTCTGGTAAAGATTTTAGCATATTCAGTTCTGCTTCTACTTTTGGCAAGTATATGAAAAAAGATCTAAAAGTTCATGTTTACACTGGTTGGCAAATTGTAAAAACAAAGGAAGAATTAATTACGAATATATTGTCAAATACAATTTTGGCAAATTCAAGCACAATCCCCGTGAACTCAACAGATTCTTTCCCATCTGGCGGAGGGAACAATAATTATGTTATTACAATAAATCCCAATACTGCTACCCCAGAAAGGGTGCTGTGTTACAAAAATAATGCATTTTCCTTTACTGCTGTAACAAGAGGGTATGCTGATACAATAGCCGCAAGCTACCCAGCGGGAACTACTGTATCTTTTGATCCATACGAATATGTACCAGCGGGCACATATTATATTGATGAATGGCAATCGGCATCATCATCAATGACTGTTTCTGCATCTTTAACAAATTGGAATAAATTTACAAATGAGAAAATGATTACCAATGGGTACTTTATGCAAGATACTACTGTTGCTGAATCAGTTAATAATCTTTTATTGAGAACAAATTTTCCAAAATCTGATATTTCTTACTTTTTAATACCATCAAAATCATACACAAAAAATGATGCTATTCTGCATTTTGGGTTTGACGAAGATACGGTTGATAGAGCTAACTCAACAAGGACACCATCTAAATCTTTAAGGGCTAGGTTTGTTGCTCCACCAGAGAAGCAGAGAAATGCAATTAAAGATATAAAGCTTGATGCTAACGACAGGGTTTTGTCTGCTGAGGAAAAAGCTTTAGACATAACAACATATATTGCTCCGTCTTTTGTATCAACATCAAAAGCAATAACTACGCAACCAGTAGGGGAGACAACAGTTGCGTTAAATTATACATCTGATTCATTTGTTGCAGTAGATGGAACAACAGTTACTGATTATTATAACGGTGTCTTTGACGGTATTTACATACCTTCTTCAAGCGGTGTCCAAAGACTTCGTTTAGATGTAAAAAATTGCGGTGTAAGAATGTTTTTTAATAAAAATTTAACAGAAATAAACAATTGGTATGAAATAGATCCTGGCAATAATACAATGACTACTTTCTTAACCGAAGAGATGGATTTAACTGCTGGCAATGCTTATGAGTTAAGGATTGAATTTTTTCATAAAACATATACATTTGGAATTGCTTTAAAAAAGGTAGTTGGCGGCACTGTATCTTGGGTTGATGAAGATGAATGTATGACAATGCCTTGTTTTGATTATATTGGAAACAAAAATGTTGCACCTTATTTAAATTTTTCAAGCGGGTCATGGAGTGTTAATACTGCTGGTAATTTTGTTGAAAGAGTTGCAAATAGAAATGATGGAATCTATGTCGGATCGGTGCTTACAGGTCAACCTAGCGGTGTTGTTTCCGATACTACTAATAAAAGCGTCTTGCTCGCTAGCAATTCCTACATAAGGGTTCCTTATCACATATCTTACGATGTATTTAATTCAGCCAGCCCAGTTTATAACAATGAATTCTCTATTGAGTTGAATGCTAAATTCCATAACGGATCATTTAGCTCTAACGGGGAGTATATTAGCAATTGGGCAAACGCATCCCCTACATCTGGTTTTGAATTTTATCATAATTCAACTTCTCATGGATTTAAATTTAGATCATCAAGCGGTGTACAAACTGTTTCCTCAAATGCAGCAATTTCAACATCCGAATTTACGCATATCGCTGTAACATACAAGAATAATTCTTTAAAATACTATGTCAATGGAGCCTTGTCTAATTCAGTTACGACAACTGGGACTTTAGTTGCTTATACGGATCGTGATTTAACCATTGGTGGTCGTAATGCATTTTATGATTCTGTTGGCACTTCAGGGTATGGAGAAATAGCCCCATCAAGCATTAGATCTTTTTATATAGATGAATTCGCCATGTTTGCAAAACAATTGTCGGCAGCCGAAATTAAAAACAATTATATTCAAATAAAAATTCAACCAATTTTTGTCATGCCTTTCATTTATGGCAATGATGTTACGATTCAGTCGTTAATTGATACAATAAGTTTAGCTGATTTGGGTAGATTGTATATTGATGAATACGATAAGGCTCGGTATGAGCATTATTACAGGTTTTTTGAACCAACGATAGATCAACATGCAAATGTTCAACAGATTTTTTCAGATACAACTAATATTGTTGATGCATCGTATAATGTTCAATTACAGGCTAACAAGGTGGTTGTTAAATTAACTGGGGTTTCAACAAAAAATAACGCAATACAAGGTCTTTGGGCTCCTGATGATGGAACAACCCTTGCCGTAGGGCAGTTAAACGCAAATATTTTATCAAATTCATCATCAATACCAATGGTTACAACTGATAAGCCTTATTTCCCTAAAAGCGGGTATGTTAAAATTGATAGTGAAATAATTAAATACGAGGCTAAAACAGCTAACTCCCTAGATACCCTAACCAGGGCGTATTTCAATACTACAGCTGCATCTCATACTGCCAACACACTTGTGAGAGAAGTTCAGCAGTATAGTATATCTTACAATTCAGCTCCTGCTTTTCAAATTCAAAATCCATTGATTTCTGGTATTTTTAATAAAAATCCAGCATTGATTGAAATCATTAAATTTGAACCAAATTCTTATAAAGCTAATTTAATAGTCGGCGCATCCATATACGCCGAGAACGGGTCTGAAGTTTTCCTTAAGGGAACTGATGAGCAAAAAAATGAAGTATCTGTTGCTTCAATAGCTGGTATACCGATTATTGTTCAAAGCACTAATAATGACATAAGGGAGCAAAAAGAAACATTAGATGATAATATTAGACTTTATGGATTAAAAGAAATTGTTATAGAAAACGAATTTATTACAGATTTAGAGCATGCAAAGAAGATTGCAACTTTTATTATATCTAAAATGAGCGATCCAGTTCCTGTTCTTAATTTAAATATAACTCCAACACCAATGATTCAACTTGGCGACAGGGTTAAAATATCGTCAATGGATTCATTTGATATAATTAATGGTGAATATTGGGTAATAAGTACAGAGATTAGTTATGGCAATCAACCCTCTCAGAGTGTTGTTGTAAGGAAGGTAGTGTAATGGCGATAAGACAGCCTTTGTCAACAGGAACATCAGAAAGTTGTATTATTTTCTATAATGGTGGTCATAACCACGATGGCACATCATCTGCCTTAATAAATACAGCAAAATATTCTATTTATGATTTTACAACTGATTTTACTGGCACAGATTTAAGGCAATCAGTACAGTCTGAAAATTTTAGAAAATTTAAAAATGTTATTGCAGATATAGTAAAAACTGATGTTTTAACAACAGCAGGAATTACATTAAGCCCTAATCAAGTTCGGGCTGAAAATATTTCTGCTGGGGCAGTTACGGCAACATCATTGGCTGCAAATATCGTTCTTGTTAACAATATTATTTCAAGTAATAATTATGTTACAGGGGTTTCAGGGTGGGCTATCAATAGTAACGGAACAGCCGAGTTCGCAAATACTTCTATTAGAGGGGCATTAGTTGCTGATTCAGTTGCTACTCTTGGGGTAGACATTTTCTCTAACGGAACATTGGCTGCTAACAGTTTTACGCTTTATGGTAATGGTGCAATCGTTACATCATCGGGTAAATTCAGTGTTGATGCTAATGGTAATTTATTTTCCAATTCCGCAACAATTTCAGGCAATGTAGATGCATCGGAAGTTAGCACCCCAGGCGTTAACATTGATTCTGCTGGTAATCTAACTGCTCCTAATTTTGCACTTTATGCTAATGGTGCAATTACAACATCATCTAATAATTTTAGCGTTAATACAAGCGGAGTTTTATCTGCTACTGGCGCAACTATTAGGGGTGAAATATCAAGTGGTACTTATGTTACTCATAATAGATTTGGTGTTGATACAAGCTATACAAGACCAACAATTCTTATTGATAATGCCAATAATCAATTTGCGCTTCATACAACAGGTGGTGGTGTAAGAATGACTGGGGATGAATGGACCGCTTATAGGAGCGGTAGTTCTTTTATTAGTATGGGTCTGAATTTTGACACAAGTTATTATTTTTTTGATGGTACTGTTTCAGCTGAATATCTAGACTGTTATCAAGTTACAGTTTCAGGTAGTGGTGTAACATACCAAGGCAGTAATGTGCTTGGTGGTTTTCCCATTGCTTTTGGATGGAGTAATAGCGGTGGTGGGCAATTACATTTTATTGCTAATAATGACAATAATGTATCTTACTATCTTACTAAAACAGCAGTATCAGATAGGAGATTGAAAGACAATATAGAGCCAATTCCAAGTGCGGTATTAGATAAATTTTATTCAATAAAAACTTATGAATTTGACTGGAATGATAAAGCACCAGAACATTTAAGAAAAGTGGGGCGTTCTGTTGGCGTTATAGCTGACGAACTAAAGGAACTGTATCCAGCAGTTGTTCTTGACGATGATGCTTACGAAGGTTGGGTTCATCGCTACGATGAACACCCTGAGGGGTTTTCTTTAGAGGAAATGGAGAAGTTTGGTTCAGATTACTACGAGTTTGTTCCAGGAGAAGGGGTCTGGCAAAAGCCAAGATATGCGTCAGTTGATTATGCCTCTCTTATCCCCCATTTAATATCAGTCATACATGATCTAAATAATCGTGTCAAAGAACTAGAAAGTGAGGTATAATAGATAAATGGCTTACGAGAACTATACATTTGTATCATGGACAGACGGAACACCTTTATCATCTGAAAGGCTAGCTCAGATGTCAATGAATGTTGAGCAAGTACGGGATGCTAACGATAATAAACCTAACGGTCTTCTTCAGTTTAACGAAATATCAACTGGAACATTGCTGTCTAATGTTGTTGCATCAAATCAGTCAATTATTGCCCTAACAAACCCAGGTGGTGGTACGGATAAAAGAGTTAATGCGGATGCATCTCGTTATATTCGGATTGTATGCGTGTTCCCTGGCTTTAATGTCAGAGCACAGGGTGCCGAAGATTCAGTATTATCATTAAAGTTTTATCAACAAGTTCAAGGTGTTAACTACTATGAAAACACATCTCCGCTTACAAGTTTTGACTTTACAATACCTCAGTACTCTTACTACAATGTCTCTGCTAACGCTAATATTCTATCAAGTTCTATTACATTTAAGAATTACCCCGACTATAACATTATTGGCGCTGGAGTTTACTCTTTTGTTTTATCCACTGGTGGTGGATTGTCTCAACAAAGTTTCTCTGTTGCGGCATCAAGATCTTTTGGTAGTTCTGGCGCAACAAACGCACCAGCCGTTACGATTACTGCAGATGCAGACACAAAAGCTCAGTTGTATGTTGAGGATATTGGCGGCGGGTTGTAAACATTGCCTGATCTAGCTTCACAAAGGCAAGATATTGAATGGTCAATTAGATCAACAAGTGGCGAGCACAACCCCAACTATGGTGGTGGAAAATATATAGACGATAAGGGATATATTCGTATTCTAAATCAAGATCACCCTTTCAACATTAAGGGTTATGTTTATGAGCATAGGGCTGTTATGGAGGTCTATCTTGGTAGATTCTTGGAGCCGTGGGAAACAGTTCATCATATTAATGAAATAAAAGTTGATAACAGAGTTGCTAATTTGTATCTATGTACCGTTCCAGAACATAGTGCTATCCATAGAGAAGGGAAAAAGCCAACGGAGAAACATCGTCAAAAGATGCGTGAAAACATGAAAGAACGCAATAAAATCACTAGGGAAAGTAAAATAAAAAAAATATAGATAAGTTACGAAATAGCAACTATTGCTCCCCTAATGATGTACAATTAACCTTATGAAAATATGCCAAGCAGAAAATTGCGATCAGCAATTTGAACCACATACAGCTAACCATAAATACGCAGACAAAGAATGTCGTAGATCAATTGACAGTTCTGGTTTGTGCAAATTTAGACGAGAGAAAGGTCTATTTCAAGTGCCTAAAGATCCAGTAACTGGGGAAATCCCCGTATCAGACCCTGAATTGCGTATAGCTTTTACTAGGTTGCAACAGGAATACAATAAGCTTAAAACAAAAAATGATGACTTGGCAAATGCTGTTTATCAAGCAGTAAAGGAAGACATTGCTGATAATAAGAATAAGCCAATTGCAAAGCCAGTCTTTAAGAAGCAAAAAGGTGGAGAAGAAGTTGCTGTTGCTGTAATCGCAGATTGGCAATTGGCTAAAATCACTCCTGATTATAATTCTCTTATTTGTGAGCAAAGAATTTACAAGTTTGCGGAGAAGATTGTTGAATTAACCAATATTCAAAGACAAGACCACCCAGTTAAAGAATTAAGAATTTGGGCTCTTGGTGACATTATAGAAGGGGAATTGATATTCCCTGGTCAATCATTCTTAATTGATGGTGGTCTGTATAGGCAGATTACTGTTGATGGTCCACGCATTATGAAGAACTTTATTAACATGATGTTGGAGAACTTTGAGAAAGTAACATTTGTTGGTGTTATTGGTAATCATGGTTCTATCGGTGGTCGTGCAAGAAGAGATCATGACCCTGAGACCAATGGTGACAGAATGCTTTACCGCATTACACAATTGATGTTTGAAAAAGAAAAAAGAATTAAGTTTGAAATTCCAGATGGTCGTGGAGAGAGGCATTGGTACGCTATTGACACGATTGGTAATTATAAAGCTTTGCTATGTCATGGTGATCAATTTAATAGTCTTTCATCATTTCATACATTCCAGAAGAAAGCATACGGCTGGAAGATTGGTGCTTTAGATGAAGACTTTGATGATATCTACATCGGTCACTTTCATACTCCTACCAAGATGACATTCAATACTGTTCAGTTAAGAATTTCAGGTAGCCCTGAGTCAGTCAATACATATGCTGCAGAAGTGCTTGCTGCTGCTGGCAGACCATCCCAATCATTGTATTTCGTACACCCCGAGAAAGGCATGGTTACAGCAGAATATAATTGCTGGCTGAACTAATGAAAGTTATTAAATTAAAAGACTTTAGATGCACATTCTGTGGTGGTAAGAAAATGATTGGAAGCCAATACTATGCTATGCAGAAAAATTGGGTAGATATAACATGTATCAATTGTTCTGACAGCGTAGATATTGAAGTAAGGAAATTGAATAAAATACTAAGAGCCTTTAGTTTTAAAACAATAGAGGAACGCTATGAATTTGCAGACGAAAATAATTTTAAATAAATTTTACAAGTATTCAGATACAATTGTAAAAATTAAAAAAATAACAAAAAATCTTAACAAGATCTATGTTATTGATTTAACAACAAAAGAAGAAATTGTTATGCCGTATGAAGGTGCTGAGTTAATTATGCACAGAATTTATACTATTGGTGAAGTAGCTAAGATTGTTGAAAAAAGACCTGATACTATTCGTAAATATGAAAAACGAGAATTGATACCAAGTGGAAAGAAATTCAGCCAAACTTGTGAAAGTTACAAAAGTTGGCGGTATTATGAAAGACAAGATGTCTATGATATGGTAACATTCTTCAGTGGGAGAACCCCAGGAAGACCAGTTACTACTGGACAAGCACAAGCAAGAGTAATTAGAATATCCCAAAAAATAAAACTAGGAAAGAGATAAAAATGACACAGCTAAATGAGAATCAAGTTGAACTATGGGCTTCGGTTGGTATTACGAAAAACTTAGGAAATTATGAATCACTTCGTCTTGACGCTGGTGCTAGAGTTGTATGCACTAGTATTGATGACGATCAGTCTTGGAATAAATTGTGGGATGCTATTGACTCACAAATTGAAGCAAAACTCCAAGAACTTGATGCAGAAAAGTAATTGACATCTTGGCGAGACCGAGCCCTTTGCGCAGTAGATGCCAATAGTGAGTATTGGTTTTCTTATAAGTATAGTGATGTGCAGTATGCCAAAGATGTTTGCAAATCTTGCACAGTAAGAAAAGAATGTCTATTAAATATGTGGGAATCAAATCCTGCTTATGGCGTAAATGGCGGTTTCTCCGAGTATGATATTTTATTAGAAACATGGAAGAAAGCAAAAAAAGAAAATGATAACAACTGGTCAAGAACTGATAGACTTCTTCAAAAGCTGTTGCGAAAAGCACGGTAAGCTATTTATTCCAGATTCCCCTAGACAAGAATCGGTAGCGGATGCTTTATCTAAGTTTTATAAAACAGATAACCTTTCTACAGGGATAGAGTATTTTATTAAAAATAGAACTGGTCCATTTTTGATATTTGATTTTGCAATAGAATCAAGAAATTTTGTTGATAAAGCAGAGTTTGATAAGAAGTCTAATGATAAATTTAAATCCATTGTCCAAGAAACGAAAAAAAGATTGGAGTCGTAATGAACTACGAAGTTAGACTTCTGAATTCAATTGTTGATACTCAAGATTATGTTGGGGCGGTGAACGGCGGTGTTGAGAATGTATTTCTTGAATACCGTGATGTTTGGAATTTTATAGTTTCTCACTACGAAACACATAGCAAAGTACCGTCAAAGGAAACAATCAAGCAACATCACCAGGACTTTGAGTTTATTATTACTCCAGAGCCTATTAAATATTATATTGATGAGGCTAAGAGAGAGTCGCTAGCATACCAAGCTAGAGGTATTGTCGCTAAGGCTCATAATCTAATTAATGAGGCTGGTCCTAAAGATGCAATATCTTTCTTGATGGAAGAGTCATCTAAGCTATATAAGTTTTCGTCAAATCTTAAAGATACAGATCTTGCTGGAGAGTGGAAAGATCGTGTGGAGAGCCTACGAGCACGATCATTAAACCCTAAAGCTATTGCTGGAATTCCTAGTGGTATTGATGTTATTGATAAAGTATTCGGGGGCTGGCAATCTGGAGACTTCATTGTTCTACTCGGCTGGACTGGCGTTGGTAAGTCGTTTATTGCAAGACTGTTTGCAGTTAATGCATGGAAGGCTGGCTATAGACCACTTATTATCTCATTGGAGATGAATAAGCAACAAGAAGGGCAAAGATTAGATACTTTGCTTAACAATGGTGAAGGTCACTTTACCAATACTGATCTTGTAAAGGCGAACCCTGACATTGTTGATTCGTATGAGAAATGGGCAGAGGCTACATTTGAAGGCAAGCATGCTATCCACTTGGTTACATCCGAAGGTCTTGACTCAGCAGATCAAAACATGGTGCAGGCTAAGATTGACCAGTATCACCCTGATATGGTAATTCTTGATTACCACAGCCTTTTTGATGATTCAAGTGGTGCTAAGAATGAAACTGAAAAAGCAAAGAATCTTTCTAAAGCTTTTAAGAGAATCGCTGTCAAGAACGGACTACCTATCATAGATGTTGCTGCTGTTACAATGGCAGACGGACACTCTGAGAGACCACCAGAGCTTGAAGAAGTTGCATGGAGCAAGCAGTTGGCTTATGACGCAGACCTTGTTCTTGCAATACATAGAGATTTATCTTCTGATCTATTTCAAGTTGTATCAAGAAAAGTAAGAAGAGCATCGCACTTTGGTTTTTATTTGCGATGGAACCTAGAAACAGGAAAGTGGGTAGAAGAGTGGGACATTTAGAGAAAAAGGTTGTTGTAAGAGGAGAAGTTGTTGATATAGAAACATTAAATAGATTGAGACCGTGGATGGAAGATGAGGCTAGAAGTGTCTATGGTAACTTTGGTAAAACATTCCTAAGAACAGATTACATTCAAGGTAGAGATGTCTACAAATTCAAACTTCTTATCTAGCTCGCTAGAGGAAGATATTTTATCATTATTTAATACTTACAATGTGGCGATTCAGAGCGCCAGCAGTGAAGAATTGAATGTCTACTGTCCTTTCCATAAGAACACTCATAGTGCTGCTATGTACATAAATGCAAAAACTGGTTTATGGCAGTGCTTTAACCCTTCTTGTGGTAAAAAAGGTAACTTTAGGCAATTGTATTTTAACTTAACAGGCAAGGTTTATAGTAAGCATGTAGAGTTTGATAAGTTCAAGATGGACAAGGACTTAAATAGGTATCTTAATCCAGTTGAAGAGGATACTGAATTATCAATAGATAATCTTGCAATAGATTACGAAAAAGATATTAACCTGTTAGCAACAATGCTTGAGAGAGGTCTTACCGTAGAAACACTCCAGCATTGTGTAGTGGGATTTTCTTATGAAAAAAACAGAGTAGTTATACCAGTTAGATCGTATGATTATCGGGTAAGTGGGTTAATCGGTAGAGCAATTGATTCATCACA